AAGCGAAAGCAAGTATCGCGTTCGAAAGATGCAGCGCGTGAGGGGGCGCGCTCGTCGGTGTGAGTTGCGTCTGCGTTGCGTTTGTTTGTTCACCAGCGAAAGGGCGGGTCCGCGCTCATGGCATCACTGCCACCAACCAGCACCCCTGCTGATGGGCATGGCCCGCCCCGAACATCACGCAACAAGCGGTGGCCCTTTGATCTGCTCAGTCGGTTCCTGGCCCTGTGGGATGAAAACAAATTATCGGCTTCGCAAATGGCAGGGCGTCTCGGCATTTCACGCGGTGCAGTCCTGGGCAAGGCGCATCGCCTCGGCCTGACAACACACCGCAAGGTCAGGCAGGCCAAGCGCAAGCCATTGCCGTTGACCTACCGGCCGCTGAAAACCCTGCCGCCAGTGATGCCGATCATGGATGAGCCAGCACCAGCATCACCGGATTTCCTGGGGCTGTCCCTGCTTGAACTGAAGGCATCAAGCTGCCGGTATCCGCATGGTGAGGCTGCCCCGTTTTTCTTCTGCGGCCAGCCTCAGCAAGATGGTTCCGCCTATTGCACCTACCACCACCGGCTGACGCACCACGCATTGTCAGCTCACCGGCCGCTGACTGAATACCGGCCTCGCGGGGTCGATTGGCCATGACCCAGCAGCTCGATATGTTTCCGCCGCGCACCAGGACGCGCGGGACCGACCCTGACACCTCACGCAAGGCTGCTGAGCAGGCTGCACCCAGGATGACGGAGCGGCGGCGCATTGTGCTGCGCCATTTCCTGCAGTTCACGGCAATGACCGACCTGGACCTGCAAGGCCTGTGCAGTAACCACGGCTCAACCTACCGCACCAGGCGCTCTGAGCTGCAAAAGATGGGCTACGTCGCGGACAGTGGCGAGCGGACAATGCAGCGCGGCAGCAATCGCATTGTCTGGAAGATCACACCAGAAGGCATCAAAGCAGCCAGGGTGTTGTGCTGATGGGCACGATGAAATGGTACAAACGTGACCCGCGCGCAGCTCTCACTGGCATGCAGGGCATGACGCTAGAGGAACGCGGTGCCTACAACACCATCCTCGATATTCTCTACATGCATGATGGCTCAGTGCCGGATAAGCCAGCTTCAGTCTGTAAATGGCTTGGCACCAACGCACGCGGCTGGAAGCGCATTCGCGCTCGGCTGCTTGAGCTGAAAAAACTCTATGTGCTGGCGGGCAATATCCGCAATGAACGCGCCGACCGGGAAATCCGATATGCGCATGCGAAGGCTGCAGAACGAGCGCGCAAGAAACTGCGGCTGGTGGAATAGGGCAAAGTTTGGCGAAACTTTGGGTGAAACAACGCCAAACCTTTTTGCCAAGTCATTGAAAAGAAACACACCGAACCTTACCGCGATGTACAGACTATAGATTAAAGAAAGAAAAGCTAAGCGCAAAGTTCGTGCCAACTCTCGAAGGGGCAACCGAGGAAAGCGGGGATAACTCATGGAGACACCACACCATGAAACCAGTGACGCCCAATTTGATCGAGCAGGCCAAGCTGCTGCGCTCCAATCATCTGTCCTGGCGCAGCATCGCCATGCGCCTGGATGTGTCTGAGTGGCATATCCATTGCGCTGTGGAGCCCGCGTTTCGGGAATTTCGTAGGAACCGTGTGCGAAATCCGCCGAAAGACAAACGAGTGACCGTCAACAGTGCTGTTGGCCATGAGGTGCGGTTTCGCAATCACCAGCCACCGGCTGAAGTGTTGCGCGAAGCGGAAGAGGCCCACGAGTTGCGGCTGAAGCGTTCACCAACAGACGAGCTGCTGGGTGATCCACTGCCAGGCCGCAGCGCACTGGATCAGAAGAAAGGTTGACCATGGCGCGGCTCTTCACGGGTGCTGAGGTGGTGGATGATTGGCATCCACTTGACGGCTGCCAAGCACCTGAGCTGGTGCCACTGCAGTGGAATGGTCCGCATGTTGCACTTCGGCTGAGTGATGCCTGGCGCATCCACTCAAAAATGCCATGGCGATCACCGTATCCGCGCGCATTCGGCCGCTGGTGGCCGCCGTATCGGGTCGAATGGACTGATTTGCTGGCGATGCTGGGTGGTGGTGAACTCGAGGAATTGCAGCGCGAGGCCAATCGCACCCGCGTTTTGCCATCAGCTCAGGAAATATCCCGCATGGAGCAAGTGATCGACTGGCCGATGGATTACCTGGCCGAGCCGCGTCATGTCCTGATCGTCCATGTCTGCGCGCGGGTTGCATCCTTCGATGGCGACCTGGCCAGGGAAATCAAGCGGCGCAACTACGGTGGTGATGCTGAGCAATGGCAGCAGATGAACTGGCAATTCTGTGACAGCATCGCTGACCAACTCATCGGCCGGCGCATCGTGGTGTTTTGATCTAAATCAAAAACGGGAGGCAACGATGGCGAAGCGAATGAAGAAAAGGGCAAAGGCAAAGCGCAGAGGCGGTGCATCGACAACACCCAACAGGCTGACGTGCCTGGATGACTCTGTGCGGGCTCTAGCAAAGCGCCTCAACCGCATCGAGGCATTTCTCGGTGATGACCTGAAAGAGTTTCACGACAAACAATTTGCTTCGATAGAGCAAACGGCGGCTGGCGGTGACGGTTGAGAATGTCAGCACCGCCGCGAAAACCTATCTCTCGGCCATCGGTGCGGTTGCAATCTTTGTCTGCACTGACAAGGGCAAGCCGATCAACATCGGTGTGGCGCGCGATCTGGACAAGGCGCTGCGCCACTTGCGAAAAATTATCGCGCCAAGTGCGACGATTGCTTGGGCAGCGTGGGGAATGAACTACGCCAAGCTGGCGGAAATCGCCCAGCTGCGTGACCTGCTCTATGACTATCAGGTTGATGGTCCTGCCAAATTAGTGCCGGTGGAGGAAATAGCCGAGCGCATCAGCATGATGGCTGCAGCTCATGGTGTTGTGCTGACACCGCACAGCCGCGCCCTGGAACGCGCCGAAACCTATGCCGGATATTTGGATAAGGCGCTGGAAGGCATGCAGCGCAACGGCACGTTTGCTGCCTTCAACCAGGCCTACAAGGAACATCGCCTTGAGCTGGTTAGGCTGAAAGAGGCGGTGCAGCCGTATTGGGCTGTGATGGCTGAATTGCGCGCGGTCATCATCCGCAGCCTGGTCAATGACCCGAGAAACCGACTTGTGCCATCCAGCATGCTGGTTGAAATCCGCCAGGCATTTCCGTGGTTTACGAAGCCACCGCTGATCCGCATGCGCAAGCACAAGCGCAAGGGCAATTGACAACACACTGCAAATCACACATTTCTACGCGCGTGAATTTTTCAGGGCGAAGCTTGCCTGAAATTCACTTCCACAAATAACGGGTTGCATGATGGCTGCTTACGCTTACGGGCGCGAGCCTTGCCCTTGGTATGGCAAGATGCGTTGGCGGCGCATGGCCAAGGCACAATTGCGCGAACATCCCCTGTGCGTGATGTGCCTGCAGCGTGGTCAAGTCATCCCTGCCACAGTGGCTGACCATGTTGAGCCACATCGTGGTGATGAACATGCCTTCTGGTTCGGCAAGCTGCAGTCATTGTGTGTGCCATGCCACAACCATCACAAACGCTTTGAGGAAATGCGCGGTTACACCACCGACATTGATGCCAGCGGTTGGCCTACTGATCCACGTCACCCAGCAAACAGGAGCTAACACCATGAGCCTGTCAGGCATTCTTTTGGGCGTGATCAACATAGCAATCTACATCGCCATCCTTGTTCTCATTGGATTGATCATCGTTTGGTTTTCTGAATGGCTTGGCTTTGCCATTCCGCAACAGATACAGCGTGTGTACATGGTCATCGTGGCACTCATCGCGCTGTACATGATCGTTGCATTGCTGTTCGGACTGCCATCGCCAGGCTTCATCAAGTTGGGTGCCATCCATTAGCCCAGCCAGGGGGGATGGCAAATCTGAAAGGGGAGCCTGGACTACCGAGCGCCCCCAGCGTTTGCATTAGAAGCCTAGGGTTTTTAGGAGGGGTCAAACCTACATGAAGCCTTGGCCAGCCGACAAAGTTGAGAGGATGGCAACGCTGTCCCTTGTGCCATCAGCCCGCAATGCTCGTCTGCATTCGGATGCGCAAATCCAGCAAATCATGGCATCCATCCGTGAATGGGGATGGACCACTCCGGTGCTGGTGGATGAGCGTGGGGTTATCATTGCTGGCCATGGGAGAGTGATGGCTGCCGAGAGGATGGAGCTGGCTGAGGTGCCGGTTATCGTCGCTCGCGGCTGGTCAGAAGCACAGAAGCGCGCCTATCTGATTGCCGACAACAAGCTGCAAGAAAATGCCAGCTGGGATCAGTCATTGCTGCAGCTGGAGATGGCCGACCTCAAGACGCTTGGCTTTGATGCTCTGCTCACCGGCTTCACCGAGAACGAGATTGAAGCCTTCGGCCTGCCGGAAAATAACCCGCTGGCTGAATGGGTGGGCATGCCTGAGTTTCAGCAGAACGCCAAAAATGCCTTCCGCACTCTGATTGTTCATTTCAAGGATGCCGAAGCTGTGCAGCAATTCTGTCAGCAGGTTGGCCAGCAGCTCACCGACAAGACGAAATTCATTTGGGTGCCACCTGTCGATGATGAAAGTTATGTCGAGCAGCAATTTCAATCCGCCGCGGAATGAATGAACCCGCAATTTCCGGTTTATATTTGCTCCAAGGGTAGAGCAGCCAGCCGCCTCACCATGAGGCACCTCGACGCAATGGGTGTTCCTTACCTGGTGATAGTCGAGCACCAGGAGCTGGCTGCCTATTCCGCTGTGATTGATCCTGCCAGGCTGCTGGTGCTGCCTGAGCAGTACCAGCAGAAATATCAAACCTGTGATCCTGCTGGTGATGACCAGGGCTTGAGCAAAGGACCAGGCCCAGCCAGGAATTTTGCCTGGGCGCATGCCATTGGCCAGGGCCATGCCTGGCATTGGATCATGGATGACAACATTGCTGGCTTTTATAGGCTCAACCAGAACCACAAGACTGCCGCAGGCGACGGCACCATTTTCAGATGCATGGAAGATTTCTGTCTGCGTTACAAAAACGTGGCCATGGCTGGTCCTGCCTATGAGCTGTTTACACCGCGCAAGAAAAAGCACCTTCCCATCATTCTCAATTCCCGCATCTACAGCTGCAACCTGATCCGCAACGATGTGCCGTTTGAATGGCGCGGCAGATACAACGAGGACACCGACCTTTCACTGCGCATGCTGAAAGAGCATTGGTGCACCATCCAATTCAATGCCTTCCTGCAAAAGAAGATCGGCACACAGAGGATGACCGGTGGCAACACCGATGAATTTTATGTCAAAGAGGGCACGTTGCCGAAGTCGCAGCTGCTGGTGAAAATGCATCCTGATGTGGCCAAGGTGGTCTGGAAATTTGGCCGCTGGCACCACTTTGTTGACTACAGGCCTTTTGCCAATAACAAGCTGCTCAAAAAACCTGGTGTGGCTGTGCCTGATGGCATCAATGAATATGGCTTGCAGCTCAAGCAGCAACGCTACTCTGCCGTGAAGCTGCAACCAGTGAGTTGACCAATGGGCAAACGCGGGCCGCGTCGGGTGCCGACGCATCTGAGATTGTTGCGCGGCAACCCAGGCCATCAAACATTGCCCAGGGATGAGCCACAGCCTGCCATTGCGCAAACACTGGAGCCGCCGCCCTTCCTGGTTGGCTATGCCAAAGAGGAATGGATTGAGGTGGCGCAGGAGCTGCACCGCCTCAAATTGTTGAGCCGTGTTGATACCAAGCCGCTGGCTGCTTACTGCCAGGCCTATGCCGTGTGGCGCATGGCCGTTGAAGCCTTCACCGAAATATCGGCGCGTGATCCGCAGATGCATGGCCTAATGATCAAAGCTGCCAATGGCACACCCTTGCAAAATCCTGTGCTGCTGACAGCCAGGCAGGCTGCCCAGGACATGGTGAGGTTCGCAAGCGAATTTGGCTTCACCCCTGCAGCCAGGTCACGCATTTCCACCAGCAACAGCGAAGTGGCTGAAAGCAAGTTTGGCAACCTCATCCTCGCGGGTTAAGCGCACCAAGGACAGCAGGCAGCGCGCCAAGGATGTGATTGATTTCATCGAATGTCTGACTGTGCCCAGCGGCAACGGCCAGGGTGAGCTGTTCAAGCTGCAGAAGTGGCAGAAAGATTTTATCCGCGACATTTATGAACCCGCGCTGCCGGATGGCAGACGTGTGGTGAGGCGAGCCATCCTGTCGATGGCGCGCAAGAATGGCAAAACCGCATTGATTGCCTGCCTGGCTTTGGCGCACCTGGTTGGCCCTGAAGCCAGGCACAACAGTGAAATCTATTCCGCTGCCAATGATCGCGACCAGGCTGGCATCATCTTCAAGTTTGCCAAACAGATTGTTGAGCTCGAACCCGAGCTGCACCGCAAGGTGGAAATCATCACCTCCACCAAGACCATGCTGGTTAGGAGCATGGGGTCGATGTACCGCGCTATATCTGCCGAGGCCGGAACCAAGCACGGCTATCTGCCAACCTTGGTGATCTATGATGAGCTGGCCCAGGCCAAAAACCGCGACCTCTATGATGTGCTGGACACCTCATTTGGTGCTGCGCGCGAGCCGCTGTTCATTGTCATTTCAACGCAGAGCAATGATCCTGAGCATGTTCTGAGCCAGCTGATTGATGATGGCCTGGGTGAGGATCCGACCATCGTCTGCCATCTGTTCGCGGCCGATGAGGATTGCGACCTGGATGACCAGGAGCAATGGAAAAAAGCCAACCCGGCCCTGGGAATTTTTAGAGACCGCGATGATTTCGTGGCGTCCATCGACAAGGCAAAGCGCATGCCTGCCGAGGAACCGAAGGTCAGGAACCTGCTGCTTAATCAGAGAGTGTCACCAGCAGCCACCTTGATCAGCCGTGCCGAATGGATGGCTTGCGCCGGCGCAGTCACCTTTACACCAGGTGAGGAAGTGTACCTGGCGCTGGACCTGTCCAATGTGCTGGACCTGACCGCGCTGCTGATGTGCTCAGTTGATGATGTGGCTCGCATCCAGCCGTATTTCTGGAAGCCGGATGACCCGTTGGGCGAACAAAGCTTCAGGGATTTTGGCTCAGGCAATTACAGATACCTGGAATGGAAAAACGCCGGGCATATTGAAACCACACCTGGCAAGTCAGTCGATAAGCAGCTCATTGCCAGCCGCATTGCTGAGCTGAGCCAGCTCTATAACGTGCGCGCCTTGGCTTATGACCGGTGGCGCATTGATGATTTGCTGAGAGAGTTCGACCGCATCGGCTTTGCCACGCACAAGGATGGTGACAAGGGTGATGGGCTGAGATTGGTGCCCTGGGGCCAAGGCTTTAAGGATATGGCTCCGGCCATCGACGCGCTCGAAATCGCAATCAAAGACCGCAAGCTGATCCATCCCAACAATCCCTGCCTGAGCTGGAACATGGCGAATGCCATTGCGGTCATGGACCCGGTCGGCAACAGAAAGCTCGACAAAGAAAAATCCAGGATGCGCATCGACGGTGCCGTGACCCTGGCCATGCTGATGGGCCTGCGTTCGCGCGATCGCATCCGCCAAGTCGATATCGAAACCATGATCGTCTGAAAGGGAGCATGCAATGTCACTGGAAATCGTTGACGGACCCACCATCGCTGCTGGGGAAAGTTTGTCAGATGGTGCTGACTGCTCAGCTGGTGAAATTGTCAGGATCACTGTGCCGCAGGAATTTACCGAGGCCAACCTGACATTCCAGGTGTCCACGGACGGCAATCTTTATAATGACCTGTACGACAGTGACGGTGATGAAATCACCATCACCGCACAGCCTGACTGTGGCATTGCCATTCACGGCCTGTGGACGCGCTCCATCGCGTTCATCAAATTCAGGTCAGGGACGCGCGAACATCCGGTGGTGCAGCGCGAAGCTTGCAAATTCGCCATCGCCATCGAGACACCGCTGGGCGCTGCAACCGCATCAGCTCCATCACGCAAACGATGAATAACGGCTCATGGCTGGTGCTGATCATGGTGATGATCGGTGCCGTGATCCTGGGCGTTTGGCTATCCGGCATTTGGAATTGCTGTTGAAGGAAACAAATCCATGACCCAGAGAATGCCGCCACCGGATGATGATGAGGATTATTCCGATTTCATGGACCGCTGCACTGTGGAATTGGATCAGGATGAATGTCAGGAAATCTGGGATGAAGAACGCAGCGGTGGTGACAACATCATCCGCAAGACGCATGCACAAAAAGTCGAGGGCATGGAATTTGTCATGTCCGACGAGACGCCTGACCGCATGGATGACATCATCATGGCGGATGGCTGGGAGCTGGACAACTTCAAGAAAAACCCGATTGCACTGTTCGGCCACCGCAGTGATTTCCCGATAGGCAAGTGGAGCAATCTGCGTGTTGAGAATAAGCAGCTGCGCGGCCAGCTCGAGCTGGCACCAGCAGGCACCTCCGAGCGCATTGATGAAATCAGAAGGCTGATCGAAGCGGGAATTTTGCGCGCGGTGTCGGTCGGCTTCCACCCAAAAGAGTCAACGGCGCTGGATCATAAAAACCCGTTCAGCGGCTACAAATTCACCAAGCAGGAATTGATCGAAACCAGCCTGGTCAGTGTGCCAGCAAATCCGAATGCACTGGCTGTGGCCAAGTCACTGAAGATTTCACCCGAAACGCAGCAACTCGTTTTTGCCGGGCATGGCAGACGAAACGCTTTGCTGCGGCGCGGGCTCACCGGCGGGCATGCCGATCCCAAGACTGAGAACAGAAAGGGCGCGACCATGTCGTTAGCTCAAAGAATTGTTGAAATGGAAAAAGGCCTGCTGGAAAAAACCGACAAGCTGGCTGCCTTCCATGAAAGCAAAGGCAACGGAAACTACAGCGACGAAGATATTGAAACCATCAACAAGTCCAACGCCGAAATTCGCCGCGATGAAAACCTGCTGACCGCGCTGCGCGACTCTGAGCGCACCATGGCCAGGACCAGCGATGATGGCGGCCGCACGATGACCACTCATGCAGCCAAGGCGAACGGCTCAACCTCTATCGTCACGCCGCCGCGACCGTTCAATGTCGCGACGAAAAAAGTGTCACCGCTCGATCTGCTGTGCAGAGCTGGGGCGTTGATGGCCGTCGCGCAAAGCCAACGCAAGCCCGTCACTGACATCACTCGCATGGTGTACGGCGAGGATGAGGCGACCAAGGCAGTGGTGGAATGGCAGATGAAAGCAGCCAGCGCACCAGCCATGACCAACGTGGTGGGCTGGGCGCAGGAGCTGGTGCAGCAGATCGTTGTTGACTTCATGGCAACGCTCTATCCGAAATCCATCTATCCGCGATTTTCGAGTTTAGGGTTGAGCCTCAGTTTCGGCCGCAACGGCAAGATCATCATCCCAACCAGGAGCCGCACACCGACAATCGCAGGCTCATTCGTCGGTGAAGGGTTGCCCATCCCGGTTCGTCAGGGTGCCTTCACTTCGCAAACCTTGCTGCCAAAGAAAATGGCAGTCATCACCACATGGACGCGCGAGATTGATGAGCATTCAATCCCGGCCATCGAGGGACTGCTGCGCGATGCCATCCAGACCGACACTGCAATTGCATTGGACAGTGTTTTGATTGATAGCAATGCAGCAACCACCATCCGCCCTGCTGGCATCCTCAACGGCGTCTCAGGTCTGACACCAACAGCAGGCGGTGGCTTTACTGCCCTGGTTGGTGACATCAAGCAGCTGACCAATGCCCTGCTCACAGGAACGCTGGGCAATATCAGAAACCCGGTCTGGCTGATGAACCCGGCCCAGGTCAACAGCATTGGCCTGGTGGCAGCACCTGGTGCAGGTGTGTTCCCGTTCCGCGAGGAAATCGGCACCGGCAGGCTGGGCGGCTGGCCGGTCATCGACAGCGGCACAGTGCCCCTGGGCACAGTGATCGTGGTTGATGCTGCCGACTTTGTCAGTGTCACTGGTGATGGACCGCGCTTTGAAATCAGTGACCAGGCAACCCTGCACATGGAGGATACTAGTCCGACAGACATCAGCACGGCTGGCACCCCGGCCGTGGTTGCCTATCCGGCGAAGTCGATGTTCCAGACCGACAGCCTGGCGCTTCGCCTCATCATGCCCATCAACTGGACATTGCGCCGCACTGGTGTGGTGGCCTGGGTGGCCGGAGTAACCTGGTAAGTTCTAAACCGGGAAAATAAGCGGGTCGGACTTTTTCCGGCCCGCTCTTTTTCCGGCTCCCTCTTTTGCAACAGAAAGGCAAATCCAATGACCGACAACACTGCCGACCAGGCCGCCAAGCAGTCGCAGGAGGCGGAAAAGAAACGCACCGAGGACACCAAGAAAAAACTCGGTGAGGAAAGACAGGCGCGCGAGAAGGCCAGCAAGGAGCGCGAAAAGACCGCGAGCGAAACCAAGCCGACACCGACGCAGGAGGAAAATGACCTTGCTGCATCCGGTGTGCATGTCACCGAGCATGAGGATGACGGCAGCGGGCCTGACCCGACTGTGCCGCAAACCAAGGACAGCAAGCAGGCTGAGGCCAACAAGCCAAAGGCTGGTTATTCGACCAGGGCCACCACGGCATGACCGTGCGTGGATTTTTGTCGCGCGTTGCGGGCCAGCTCATCGGTAAAGGCGAAGGCGATTACCGACCTGGCCCGTATTTTTTGCCGATCACTGGCGGCTGGCTGCCAGCTGGTGCAACCGACAACTGGTGGCAGAAGGGCTACACGCCCATCAATGGCGCATCCTCGGCCATGGTCGAGGCCTGCGTGTCTGCTTATGCGCAGACCGTTGCCATGTGTCCTGGTGATCATTGGCGGCTGAATACAAAGGGCGGCCGCGATCGCGTTGACAATTCATCTTTGGCCAGGCTGCTGCGCCATCCCAATGACTACCAATCGGCCTCTGACTTTCTGCTTAATGCCACGCGCATGCTCTACCTGGATGGCAATTGCTATGCCTTGGCGCTGCGCAATGCCCGCTATGAAATTGATGAACTGCACTTGATGGACAGCAATATGAGTTTTCCGCGCGTGGCGGAGAACGGTGAGATTTTTTATTCCCTTGAGGGCAATGACATCATTGCGCGGCGGCTCAACGGCGAAGAACTAAGCCCGGTGCCGATGCGCGATGTGCTGCACGTGCGCCTGCATGTGTCGCGCCGCTTCCCGCGACCGCTGATGGGTGAGAGCCCGCTGGTGTCTGCCTATGATGACATCGGCATTGGCAGCGCAATCGCGGCCCAGCAAACCAATTTCTATCGCAACCAGGCGCGGCCCAGCGCTGTGCTGTCAACCGACCTGGTGCTGAGCAAGGACCAGACGCAGGATTTGCGCGACAGATGGAATGACCAGGCCAAGGGATTGCACCAGGGTGGCACACCCATCCTGACAGCTGGCCTGAAGGTGCAGCCCTGGTCAGTCGGTTCAAAGGATGCAGCCACTGCTGACATCCTCAAGCTGTCCAATGAACACATTGCATTGGCATTTCGCATCCCGCTGCAAATCTTTGGCATCGGCGGCACCACCTACTCATCCACCGAGCTGCTGATGCAAAGCTGGATCGCATCCGGCTTAGGCTTTGCCCTCAACCATATCGAGGAAGCTTTCGGCGTTCTGTTTGATCTTGAAGGGCAGCCAGATGAATACGTTGAGTTCGACACAGCAGCTCTGCTGCGGTCGTCGCAAAAGGAACGCATTGAGGCGCTGGCCCGCGGTGTGCAAGGAGGCATTTTCGCGCCCAATGAAGCACGCAACATTGAAGGCTTCGACTCCGTGAAATTCGGAGACGAGCCGCGCGTGCAGCAACAGGTCGTACCGCTGTCTGCGGCAGCGGCGATCCCGGCAGCACCAGCAGCGCCAGCGTCACCACCCGCGCCGCCGAGTGATGCACCG